CTGATGTCCTGTTCAAGATGCAGGGAGATGGTTCTATTGCTCAGACCGGACTCGGCGCGAACTTTTCTGTCATTCAGACAGCGGGTTCAACCACGATTGGTCGAAGCAAAAATGCTTGTGATGCGTCTACAGTCGCCACCACCAATACGTTCCCTATAAGGCTAGTTGACTTTGTTGACGGCCCGACAAGTTCGGTTGGTGATACCTACACTGATGGCATTTTCCGCTTCAACGCGGGGCATCAGTTAACCAATACTACAGGCATATAAGGGGTAATTAGCATGGCTATTTCAAGAGCACAAATGCTTAAAGAACTCCTGCCGGGGCTGAATGCCCTTTTCGGCCTGGAGTATGAAAAGTACGAGGACGAACACGCCGTTATTTACGATACGGCCTCATCAGAGCGTTCGTTCGAGGAAGAAGTGAAGCTGAGTGGATTCGGTGCTGCTCCCGTGAAGGACGAAGGGAATGCAATTTCCTACGATTCTGCACAGGAAGCGTTCACTGCAAGGTACAACCATGAAACGATTGCAATGGGTTTTGCGATTACGGAAGAAGCAATGGAGGATAACCTCTATGACTCTCTTTCTGCTCGCTACACAAAAGCCCTTGCAAGATCGATGGCCTATACCAAGCAGGTGAAAGCGGTAAATCCGCTCAACAATGGTTTCACCAATTCTTACCAGACGGGTGACGGGGTTAACCTCTTCACAGCATCTGGTGATGGTGTTACTGGCGGCGGCGGTCATCCGAGAGTGGATGGCGGTACAAACGATAACCGTCCTTCGACGGCGGCTGACCTGAATGAAACTTCATTGGAGGCGGCAGTCGTTACGATTGCTGCGTTAACCGATGAGCGTGGACTTCTGATCGCGGCCCGACCAAGACGTTTATTGGTTCCGCCTGCCGGAATGTTTATTGCCACGCGGCTCCTTGAGTCAGATCAAAGGGTTGCTACGGCGGATAACGATATCAATGCTATACGCAGCATGGGTATCGTACCGGAAGGATATTCGGTCAATCACTACCTGACTGACTCAGATTCCTTCTATGTCGTTACTGACGTACCCAATGGCTTGAGGCATTTCGAGCGTACCGCGCTGGAAACTTCAATGGACGGGGACTTCGATACGGGTAACGTGCGCTACAAGGCGCGTGAGCGGTACTCCTTCGGTGTTTCTGACCCATTGGGAATCTACGGTTCGCCGGGAGCGTAAGCAACTGGTGTATAGGGAGGGCGACTTAGTTTTTTAATAAACGTACAGAAACTCGCAAAATCTGTTAGGTAAGTCGCTCTCCTTTTTCCTGACTGTCGCATTGCACGGCAGACACTAGCCACGACAGGAGAAAGATAATGGCTAATACTACATTTAATGGCCCAGTCCGGTCTGAAGGCGGCTTCGAGCAAATCACGAAGACTGCCGGAACCGGAGCAACCACCAACAACTTCGATGTGGACTCAAGCGGAAACGTATCTGGTTCAGGTACGCTGAAACTCACTGGTGCCGCTAATATACTCTCTGATTATGAGTCAATTACCGCAGCAACAAAGACCCTGACATCAGCGGATACCGGGACTGTTTACGGTTTCAACAGGGCAGCAGGGATTGTAGTTACGTTGCCCACTCCAGCGGCAGGAATTGTTTATAAGTTCCTCGTTGAGACAACCTTTACTGGTGCCGGGCAGATCAAAACAGCCACAACCGATGGAACCGATGGTTTCCTTGGCACGGCGTTCCTTTTTGACACTGGCGAGATCGGTGAGACTGATAACTTTCATCCGGCTTCCTCCAACGATGTAATTGATCTGGGGGCTGTAGAGCAAGGTTGGCTGACTGGTGGATTCATCACGATGACAGGAGTGAACACGACAACTTGGTTCGTCGAGGCGTTCCTGATGGGCGATGGCACATTGGCAACTCCTTTCACTGACAGTTAATAGTTGATCGACTCTGGCTGGGGCTTTGTCCCCAGCCAGATTGTCGATGCCTAATCTTTAGGGAGTAAGTTATGGCAGGATATTCAGATGTAAAAGCAGTTTTTATTACTGCTGATACTCAAGCCCTGGATGCCGATGGCATATCCGCAGCCGCAGCAGTAGGCAACAACGCAGCACTTACGATAGGTGGTGCATTGGCCTCTGGCGGTTCTGTCACGAATGTGGGTGGAAGAATTGTTACTATTCTTTCAGCAGGAGATGATTCTGGGATTTCCTTTACAGTTACTGGTACTGATGTGAACGGTGATTCTCAAACAGAGTCGATCACTGGTGCTAATGCGGGAACCGCAACCGGATCTAAGTATTTCAGAACCATTACCGCAATTTCTGCGGTAGGAGATCCCGCAGGCAATGTTTCTGCCGGAATCAATGCTTCGGCTGCTGACGTTATTTATGCCGGAAGATCAAGGATTAAAGGGGTCTTCATAGTCAATTCAGGTACAGCAGGGACTATAGATTTCCTTATTACCTCTCCAACAGGCACAAGCATGATGAAGGCTGGAACTGTTGCCAGTGCAACTGTGACTACAAATGTAGTCATACCCGATGAAGGTGTTTTGTTTACTGCCGGAGCATATATCCAGTACACGACAGCAACATTTGGGAAATTAACAGCGTTTCACGCCTAATAAAAGAATCGGGGGTTAGTCATGGCACAACTTGAAATATTTCAGAACGGGACTTCTTTGCATCCTGACACGATGGGAGAGCCTGTTTTTCAGATCGGCACGAAGAATGACGATGGAAGTTATGAGGTTGTTGTTTCTGAGGGCATGACTAAAGAAGAGGCGGAGTCGAAGCTCAAAGAATTGCAGCCTGTCAAGGCTGCTCCAAAAGAGAAAACGGCTCCAGAAAAGAAGGTTACCAAGAAGGTTGTCAAGAAGGCTACCAAGAAGGTTACCAAAAAGGCTACAAAGAAGGTTACCAAGAAGGATGCGACAAAGAAAAAGGCAAAGAAAAAGGCAAAGAAAAAGAAGGCTTCTGCAAAGAAAAAGAAGAGAAGATAATGGCTATAAGCCGCGCCCAGATGGGAAAACAAGTCCGTAACGGGGCTTCCAGAAGAAGTGCTGGCAAATCTACGCTGACTTTACCGCCGGGAGTCAAGTCACGGCCTAAAACCATGACGAGAGTGATGCGTCAGGCCATGCGTGAATCAAGGAGGCATGGATAAATGGCAACCAGCGGTACTTACGCTTTTACGCTTGATCTCAGCGATATCCTTGAGGAAGCCTATGAACGGGCTGGGTTGGAGCTACGCAGCGGTTACGACTACCGCACCGCAAGGCGTAGCCTGGATCTCATGTTTCTTGAGTGGCAGAACAGGGGGTTGAATCTCTGGACTGTTCAGGAAGACAGTCAGACCCTGACGGCAGGTACTGGTCGTTATGCCTTATCTGGTGACCAGTTGGATATTGTGGAAGCCTTTTTGCGTACTGATGACGGAGACACTTCCAAACAGACTGACCTAACAATGACGAGAATATCAATCAGTCAATATTCTCATCTAACGAATAAATTAACTCAGGGTCGCCCTATCCAATATTGGATAGAGAAAGACCCCAGTGCGATTGCTTTGAATGTGTGGCCTGTGCCGGATGATGCTGTGACCTACAAGGTCGGCTACTACTACATCCAGCGGGTGGAGGATACGGGAAGCCCTGCGTCCAACAACGTGGATATACCTTCCCGGTTCCTGCCCTGCATGGCAGCGGGGCTGGCTTATCACATTAGTGTTAAAAGACCAGAAGCATCAGATCGTGCGCCTTTGCTCAAGCAAGTCTATGAGGAGCAGTGGAATCTTGCAGCAGATGCCGACAGGGATAAATCTTCGTTCTATATGACACCGGGGGGGTATAGCCGAGTATGAGCAGCTATGCCGCAGGCAAACGGGCTTTCGGGTTCTGTGACAGGACGGGATTCAGGTATCCGCTCAAGGACTTAGTACCGCAGATAGAGAACCAGAGGCCCAATGGATTGCTGGTAGGTCGTGATGTGGTGGATGAGGATCAGCCACAGCTACAGTTGGGCCGACTGAAAATGGATGACCCGCAGGCGCTGAGAGATCCAAGACCTGATACGGGAGAAGCAGAGAGCCGTAAGCTCTATGCGTGGAATCCTGTAGGGGGCGGAAACTCTGCTTTGGGTAGTCGTACCGTAGGACTCGATATTGCGGCGGTTGTCGGTAAGGTCACGGTGAGTACGGGCTGATGGCTTGGACATACACAACGCTCAAAAGCGCAATGCAGGATTATCTGCAAAACACGGAAACCACTTTTGTAAATGATCTAGCTACTATCATCGTTCAGGCAGAGAACCGTATTCTTAAATCGGTTCAGTTGCCCGATTTCAGGAAGAACACCACAGGCACGATGACGAGCAGCAATGCTTATCTGGCAACGCCTAGTGATTTTATGGCTCCTTATTCTCTGGCGCTTGATAACAGCGGATATGAATATCTTATATTCAAGGATGTGAATTTTATTCGGGAGGCATACCCGGTCTCATCAACGACTGGTACGCCGAAGTATTACGGTCTGTTTGATGATTCATCCTTCATTCTTGGGCCAACGCCTAATAGCGGATATACGGTTGAGCTTCATTATTTCTATAAGCCAACATCGATAACCACATCAGGGGACGGAACCAGTTGGCTGGGCGATAACGCGGAAACCGTGTTGTTGTATGGCTGTCTTGTGGAGGGCTATACCTTTATGAAAGGCGAGCAGGATATGTTGGCTGTTTATCAGAAACAATATCAGGACGCACTGATGAACCTGAAATCATTGGGAGAAGGATATAGCACAACTGATAATTACCGTAGTGGAACGGTCAGGGCGCAGAAAGTCTGATGTTGGGTGTAAACGTAGCAATAGAGCCGGGAACCTGCGAGGTTTATACAACTGAGTATCGTGGCTTTACACCAGAAGAGATCGCTGAACGGGCAGTCCCTAAAGTTGTTTCTGTTGCGGAAGGTGCTGACCCGGAGGTAAGGGAGCAGGCAGAGGCATTCAAGAACAGGCTTTTTCATGTAATCGTTAAGGCTTGTAATGATGCGATACGCAGTGACAGGACAACGCTTACCAATCTTTTGGATCAACAGGGCCATAAAGACATGGCTGATATTTTGAGGAAAATCTAATGGCAATTACACAAGCGGTATGTACCAGTTTCAAGTCAGAGTTACTGCAAGGAATTCATAATTTCCATAATGGAAGCGGTGGTGGAACTACAACAACTACAGGTACCGGAAATGCATTCAAGATAGCACTCTATACATCGAGTGTTACTTTGGCAGCATCAACAACCGCGTATTCATCCTCAAATGAAGCTTCTGGGACGAACTATTCTGCGGGAGGAAATACACTCACGAATGTTGATCCTTCAACTTCTGGAACGACAGCCCTGACAGATTTTGCTGATTCCACATGGAGTTCAGCAACCATAACGGCAAATGGGGCGCTTATTTATAATTCCAGCACAACAGCAGGCAGCGCGAATCGTGCTGTGGTGGTTCTGGCTTTCGGTGGTGATAAGACTTCGACGAGTGGTGATTTCACAGTTACCTTCCCAACGGCAGATGCGTCGAACGCCATCATAAGAATTGCGTAGTGAGTAGATAATGTGGCAAATGCAAAAGTTGCATGGCAAGGCTTTAACTCAAGCAACATTGCTTGGGGCGAAAGTACATGGGGTGATGCTGAAGAGGCACTCACTGGTGCAACAGCATCTGTCGGTACTGTTACTGTTTCGGCAAATGCGTGTATCTGCCCGGTTACTGGTAATTCAGCCACTGTATCAACTGCTTCTGTCACAGTCACAGCGGCGGCTACGGTCAGTCCAAGCACAAATGTGGCGACCTCTGCGGTTGGTTCGGTTTCACTTATCACTAATAACACGATTGAAGTTACCAGTGATGCGTCTACGGTTTCTACTAACGATGTTACGGTTTCTGCCGAGGCAGAGGTTGATGTCACTGGCAATCAGGTTGAGGTATCTACAACGAGTGTTTTGGTATGGGGACTTGTGGATACAAGTCAAACGCCTGACTGGTCTTCAGTTTCAAGTTCACAAACAGCTAATTGGAGTTCGGTAGATTCTGATCAAACTCCTGATTGGAAAGAGGTAGCGTAATGGCGACTTATGTAAATGATCTCAGGCTGAAAGAAATCGCCACTGGCGATGAATCAGGGACATGGGGCACAAGCACGAATACAAATCTTGAATTGATTGGAGAATCAATGGGTTACGGCACAGAGGCCGTAGCCAATGCTTCAACCCACACCATCACAATGGCAGATGGAGCCACTGACGGATTCAGGTGTACGTTTTTACGGCTTACTGGCGGTGGTCAGGCTTGTACAGTCACGCTGGCACCCAATACGTTGTCCCACACATGGATCATCAGGAACACAACAAGTTACGCACTGACCTTTACTCAGGGTTCTGGGGCGAACGTAATTATCGCGGCAGGGCAAGCAAAAATTGTTACTACAGACGGATTAGGCGCTGGAGCGGTTGTCTATGAGTGTTTAGAGGATCTTGAGTTAGGAGGAACAATCACCGTTGGTATTGATGATGCCGGATATGATGTGAAGCTTTACGGAGCCACTTCCGGTAAGTCTTTACTTTGGGACGAGTCGGCAGACAGCTTGATTGTCACAGGATCGACTTCTCAGCAGGGGACTCTTACGGTTGGAGTAGACGATACTGGCTACGATGTAAAACTCTTTGGAGCTACTTCCGGTAAGTATTGGTTGTGGGATGAATCAGCAGATGGGGTTGTTCAGCAGGGAACTCTTACGGTTGGAGTAGACGATACCGGATTTGATGTTAAGTTGTTTGGTGCAACTTCCGGTAAATACTGGCTATGGGACGAATCAGCAGATGGAGTTGTTCAGCAGGGGACGCTAACAGTTGGGGTAGATGATACCGGATTTGATGTAAAACTCTTTGGAGCTACTTCCGGTAACTATATGCTCTGGGATGAAAGTGCCGATTCGTTGCTGGTAAACGGCGATATCGACATGGTGACTAACGGTAATCGAATTGATCTGGATACTGATAACGATACCAGTATCAGAGCATCAGCCGATGACACTATAACTGTTGAGGTGGGTGGTTCAGACTTAATTGCACTAACCACTACCTCTACCTTCTCATGCCCTGTCACAGTAGGAGTGGACGATACAGGCCATGATGTAAATCTATTCGGGGCTACTTCTGGTAAGTCCTTATTATGGGATGAGTCTGCCGACAGCCTGATTGTTACAGGGACTACCAGTTTAGATGGTGCTGTAACCATAAATGACAATTCGGCAGATGTAGACACCAGAATTGAGAGCAATGGCAATGCAAATATGTTCTTTGTCGATGGAGGCAATGATCGGATTGGTATAGGTACTGCAACTCCAGATTACACGGTTGAACTAGAAGGGGTTGGTTCAGATCATGTGACTCCGACTCTTGCCCTGACTAATTCTCAGGCTGGCGGATATGGATCTTCACTCGTGTTTGTTTCAGAAAGAAGTGATGATAACTCCCACAATGTAGCAGCCAGAATACAAACTCAAGGGGCGGCTGCTTGGAATAGTGATGCAAATACTGGCAGTTCTTTAATATTCTCAACAGTTCGAGCAGACACCCTGACTGAAGCATGTCGTATGACTACTGAGGGTGATTTTTATATAGCAGCAACCGCAGTGCAGGGGGCTGGTGGTTGCACGTTTGATGTTGAGTCAAGAGGGGTAAACCAGACGTTTAATCAATCGTCCCATGCGGATAATAATGAGTTCATAACTTTCAGGAACTCAGGTACACAAATCGGATCAATCACTGCGCCTAACTCATCGACAACCGCTTACAACACCTCGTCTGATTACAGGCTGAAAGAAAATGTGGACTATTCATGGGATGCCACAACAAGATTAAAGCAACTGAAGCCAGCAAGATTCAACTGGATAGCAGATAGCAGTAATACTCTACAAGATGGATTTTTAGCCCATGAAGTTTCCAGCATTGTGCCAGAATCAGTTGGTGGTGATAAAGATGCCACGGAAACCTATACCGACGATAACGGTGATGAGCAAACAAGGATAAAACCACAGCAAATGGATCTTGCAAAATTAGTGCCCCTATTGGTTAAAACGATTCAGGAACTTGAAGCAAGAATTGCTGCTTTAGAAGCCTGAGACTAGGAGTAATGATGAGCAATATTTTCACAGCTATAAGCATTATGACGATGATTGTGACGGCGGCAAGCCTGATAGCGGCATCAACACCGACACCGAAAGATGATGTCTGGATCGGTAAACTCTACAAGCTGGTAGATCTTTTAGCATTGAACATAGGGAAGGCAAAACAGAAATGAGCTTTTTCAGGAATATTATTCATTTCTTTTTTCCGCCTAAGAAGGATACTTCTATGGCAGCGGTCAGAGCGGCTCTGAAGTCCGGCAGGAAAAGGGCTGAAGATTCCCTCAC